ACCGACTCAAACTGTATTTCTTTTTTACCAAATACAGTCATAATACCTGCGTTGGCTTCTAACTTAACTTCTGCTCCTCTTAAATTTGTTTGATCACTACCATTTAAATTTAATGAAGCACCTGCGGCTATTTCTGCATGACCATGAACAAGTAATTTATAATCACCTTCTACTTCTTCTGTTTTATTTCCTTTAACATAAACATGAGAATTACCGTTAATGGTAACTACACTATGTCCTGATGATTCGTGTTTTGTTCCAATATTAATTTCATAACGATCTGCTTCAGCTCTTTCTGAAACAGTACCTTTAGAATCTATTTGAATATATGCGCCTGAGTCATGAGTAATTTGAATTCTTTCTGCTCCAGGAGAATCATCTATTTCAATTGAATGCTTTCCTGTTTTAATTACTCTGTTATATGGATATTTTGCTGCGTAAGCTGGTGGAGGTTCAGACCACGTTTCATCTGTATCGGCAATCTTTTGATCGTGTACTCTATTGGCTGCTTGTTGTAATAAGTATGTTTCGTTTAATAATTCACCACGAGCTAATCTATCAGGTCCGCCTCCGGCGTTGAAATCATTTGGATTATAACCTCTTCCTAATAAATCACCATTCTTTTCTGCGATAACACCTTCACCATCTTTTGTTGGATTTGATTCTGTGTTATACATACCAGGTAATAATCCTAATATGACAGGATGCTGAGCCATTCTTCCATCAAGGAACATTCCATATACATATGAATTTAATGGCGGAGGTGGATTATTTGGATCGTAATTACCTGAAGCACAAATAGCCCAAGGTAAATCTGTAGAAGCAATTTCTTTATTTGTTCCGTGTACACCAAAAGCTCGAACTCTTACTCGACCTTCGTGCGTCTCATCGTTATTGCTTTCAACAATACCAATAAAGAAAAACGGATTACTTATTCCTGAACCATCAATCATACATCACCTTTCTGAAAACCATATTTCATCATCTCAACTTGAGTGGTTAAAATATTTTGATCCATGTTATGATTAACCGTTGAAATTAAATACTTACCACTATATCTTTCGTTCTGTTTATTTTCTAATTCAATATTAGGTTCTTGAGTTATTAAATTAATTAAATCACCTGGCATTAAATCTATTCTGCCTTCAAGTTCTATATTTACTTTAGAGTTATTTAAATGATGATTATATGCAACTCTGTTTTGTATAATTTCAACCATATTTTGTTGAGGTCGAACTGTTTGACCTGGTACAGATGCTACACCATCAGCTTGCCAATCTCTATACACAACATATTGCTTTGCGTTTTTATTTTCGTCTTTAAATATTTCTTGAAGAAACTTTTCCGAATGTACTGCACCTACATTTGAAGTTCTTGGAGAACCACTCATACTTACGTATTTCTTTTTTACTTTATCATAGTTGTAATTAAAATACTTTCTTGTATGATTTACGAAGTCTACTTCCATAACAGTATTCTTATAGGCTCCGCTATCAAGATCTTGTCCTGTATCAACATGGCTCGAGTTTTCTAAAGATTTAACATGTCTTATCATTCGGTGTGCATATTCTGGATGATTTTCTGCGAAGCTCATATAATAAAGATCTTTGGTCTTATTAGGATTTGCTGCAGCCAGCTTAAGTAACCATTCGTCTGTTACCCAATAGTAACCATTAAATGTTTCAAAGAATCTAAATAAACTTGAAGGTGAAAGTGATTTTGCTTTTGCCTTTGCTGCTAAAAAGTTCATTGCTTGTGCTGGTGTATAATCAGGTATAATGGTTCTCATCTGACCTTCAGAGTCTTCAATATAAATCTTTCTTCCTCTATTTGAGGTCAGGCCGTATTTGGCAGATCCTTCAGGCAATAATTCAGCATATCTTTCAGCTGCGTAATCACCTCGTAATAATTTCTTATTTGAATTATAATATTTTTGAAGTAATTCTTTTGCGCAAAAAGATGCTGTCTTATTATTGAATGCAGTAATAATACTTTGTATGCCTGCTTTAAATGTTGTCCTAGTTACAAAATGTAATGTGTAATAATAACCATCACCTTGTTCGTTTTTAGCAACATTATTAATTTTAATGATTTGACCTTGTATTTTTAAGTCCGTTTGTAAATCATGTCCTTTTATTTCTAAATCTAATTCTTCTTCTGCTCTTAGCGGAAATTTGTGCAACGTGCCAACAGAATCATAACATCTAAGGTTTGCCGATATGCTTGATTCGTAAATAGATGAAACAATATTAAATCCATAAATTAGCGGAGTGATATCTTGCTCTCTGCCGTCTACTGATCTTACCGTAGCTTTTTCAATAGTGCACAGTGATGGATTAAATGAATCAGCCATATTATTCAGTACTTACCGCGTTTTTAAATTCGCTTGTTAACTGATTGAGATATGCATTATCGAATAAAAAGATTTCTTTCTTATTATCATTAATTTGTGTTTCGTATTCGAAGATACGGTAAGGAACCCAATCATCAGGAATAATTCTTTTTACGATTATCTTTTGACCTCTTTCAGTACGTAAGATAACACGATCCTCTCTACGAAGATATATCGTTCTGAATGATTCCGGTGCTAAGACTATATTGTCGACTGCCATTTTTTATTTCCTAAACTGTTTTAACATAGTATATAATATTTTCATCAATTGATGTATCTTTGGTCCAATCAATAACATCTTCACCAATTCTACCTGACTGGTCTTGATACTTATTAACTAAATAAGCATTAAATGTTTGACCATCCATTGGCCATTCGTAATATGGGTCTATGATATTATTTGCCATATAAACCAACCAAACATAATCAACTGATCCATAATAATCCAATGCAATGTCTTCTGCTCTTTCACCTTCAGAAACGGTATAAGAATAATAAACAAAGGGATTATTTGCGAGTGATCTTGCGAACGATGCTCTTCGAGATATATCTCTAACTCTTCTTCCTTGATATTCTATGACAGGGAAATTTTGAAAATATTTAGTTGCCATTATGATGCTCCTACTGCGTCAGAGTAATCTTCAGCCGTTTGTATTTCAAGTTCTTTAAACTCCATTGATAATTTAACTCCTTGTGGTACACCACCTTCGGCAATCACAATTTCACCACTTGCTCCATAATCAACAGTAATACCACTACACATACAAGGTTTAAATTTTACAAAATGATTTTCTTGAATGCCTAATAGATTAATACTTACAACTGCAGGATAAGTTAAAAATGCTCGACTAAGTGCTGCAGTGAATACACCATTATTACCAGCAACACCTTCGGATGATGTCTGTAGATCTCCTGTTACGCTTTGAACACTTGGTAATACCTGACTCTTAAGTCCTCTAACTATTTTTCTAATATCTTCTGCTTCTTCTTTGCTCTCAGGATATAGTGTCCAATCTAATGAAAAGTTTCTTAAGTTAACACCTTCAAAAGAAAGAGTAGCTTGTGGATTAATTGCGGTACCTCTTGAGGCACCCATTGCTTTACCTAAACCCGGAGAGAAACTATTTAAAGTATTACTCATAAGAAATGATAACACTCTTGATCCTTGCGCTGCAAGTTCTGCGTTTTGACTATTTGCATTCTCTGATTCTTTAGTTAAAAAATCGGCAACTCCTTTTACTCCTGATTCTCCCATACTAAATAAGTTACCAGCAACTCCACCTAAACCACCACCTTCTGATGTAAAGATAGGTGCAAGAGTATCAACAATGAAACTTTCAGCAAATGTCTTTTCCATGGAATTAATACTAATCCCGGTTGCATCTGTTAATGATTTTGGCATTGGTAATTCTACAACATATTGACCAGTTTCTTGCGCGTTTGAAAATTGTGTTTTAGGAATGATTCCATTGGCATCTGGTGTTACGAGTTGAGAATAATCGTATTTCTTAAAGATTAATTGAATGCCATGTGGAAAAGGCGCAGCAGGAAAATGGTGTCGAGTCATTCCACTTACATCTAGCTTACCACCGCTTCTGTTTTTAGGCCTTGTCATTTTTAGTTTCCTTTGCTGTCTCCGTCTAATTCTAATAAATATGTATACGGATAATGTAATTATTTATAACAAAAATCGGAAAGTATATTATGGCATATAAGGGTAAGTTTAGACCAAAACGTCCCGATAAGTATAAAGGTGACCCTACAAAAATTATTTATAGGTCTTTGTGGGAATTTAAAGTATTTAAATGGATGGATTCTCATCCTGATGTAATATGGTGGCAATCAGAAGAAGTGATTGTTCCATATAGATCACCGATAGACGGAAAGGTACATAGGTATTTTCCTGATGTGGTAGTACATAAAAGAGATGGTCAAGGTAATCCTCAAACGATTATGATTGAAATTAAACCAAGCTCTCAATGTAGACCACCTGATATAAAGAACAAAAATAAAACAAAGACAGGCAGAGTTTCGAGAAGATATTTAAATGAAGTTAAACAGTGGGGAGTCAACGAAGCAAAATGGAAAGCAGCAAAGAACTTTTGCGCTGACCGTGGATGGTTGTGGACAATTATGACAGAAAAACATATACCAGGAGCACGATAAGTGGCACAACTGTTTTCAGATATACTCGCAAAGGGTATAAGACAAGGACAAATTCCTGCTCGAACAAAAAGTGCTCGTGAATGGTACCGTGGACAAGCAACTAAAGCATTAGGTAAAAAGATTACCGAACAGGAGCTTGTAGGTAATAGTGACCCAGGAAGAAACGTTTCTCAACTTAGAGGTGATAGTCCATACGGTTCAATGTATTTCTTTAGATACGATCCTAAGCATAAAGCTACTTTACCATATTACGATGCCTTTCCATGTATATTCCCAATAAATAAAGTTAAAGGTGGTATACTTGGTTTGAATATGCATTACTTACCACCAAAAATGAGAGCTGAATTAATGGATGCTCTTTATAGTACTGTATCAGATAAAAGATACGATGAGAATACACAACTACAAATAAACTATAAGATATTAAATAGTGCTGCGAATCTAAAGTTCTTTGCACCATGTGTTAAAATGTATTTAGCAAAACATGTAAAATCTAAGTTTATTAGAATAAATTCGTCAGAATGGGATACTGCTTTGTTTTTACCAGTGCAGAGTTTCCAAAAAGCAGGGCAACAGAAAGTCTGGGCGGATTCAAGAAAGATTGCCAACAGGAGTTAATGAATGCCATTTAACATAACAGATTTTAAGAGTCAGTTTGAAAAACATGGCGGTCCTGCGATGTCAAATTTATTTGAGGTCCAATTGCTTGGTTTACCTAAAGGAATTGTAGTAAATAAAAACTATGATCCTACAAGAGGATTTACTTTCTTTTGTCATAAAATGGATATACCTGCAGTTGCGATTAATTCTTCTGACATTGCATATACAGGACAAATGAAAAGGAAACTCCCAACAGCAGTTCAGAACCCAGGACCAATGACAGGAAGTTTCTTTGTTGATAGTAATCACCATGTATTAGCATTCTTTCATCAATGGGCACAAACCATTGTAAATTACAGTAAAGGAAACGATCCTACAGCAGAAGTAAATGGTAAGTTACCACATGAAGTTGGATTTAAGAAAGACTTTTCTTGTGATATGGTTATTAAACATTATTCAACGGATTCATACCCAGATTCTTATTATGAAGCAAAACTATTTGGAGTATGGCCGGTAAGTATTGGAGCTTTAAATCTTGATTGGACTGGTGGGACTGCGTTATCATTAGATGTGCAATTCACAATGTCTGATATTGGATTTAGTTCTGATAGAACAGGAACAAAAGATGGACTATCAAGAGGTGGTGGTTTATTGGATGTACTCGGAGATATCGCAGGATTTGCCGATACCGTAAGAGGTACATTAAAAGGTGGGAAACCAACAAGCATTCAAGACGCAGTCAATAGATTAGACAGGCTAGGGAATGCAATTGATAACTTAGGTGGTTAGATTTAAATTATAGGAGTATAGTATGGCACTACCAAAAATTGATTTACCGATTGGAGAATTAACTCTTCCAAGTAACGGTGATAAAATAAAATATAGACCGTTTACGGTTAAAGAAGAAAAGATATTATT